TGCTTCCTGACATGTACATCGTGGTCGGAGTGCACAGCGGCAGGACCATGCGAGCAGTCTCCGCAGCCATGCCATGTGCGATGAGATCGCGATACACGTCGGTCGCAAACTCGATTGATGAACCGACCAAATACAGCGCGTCCTGCTGCTCTTTGGTTAGTTCTTCTATCTTCGGTAGTGGGAGGCTTGATTGACGATTGTGAGCGCCAGCAAGGCGCATCTCTGGGACCTCGATGTCCTCGACCACTGTCGCGTACCGCTGACTGAACTCCTGGAACGAGAACGATCTGTGTCGGAGCAGCTGCGCGGCAATGGCTCTCGTGGTCTTTACCTCAATGCACATGCTGGCCATCTCGAAGATTGACCAGTGTCCGTGACCGACACAAAACCGAAGCAGTCGAGTGATGTCAGGATTGTCCTGGTTCGATGGGTTCGAGACCCTGGCGCAATAGCCGATGACACTCTCGGCATCGGGCGTTATCCATACTAGTTTGGTCATGACATAACCTCCCATTTTTTATTGTCTTCATTCCAAATGTGTTCAAAGATGACCCAATCATCGGCACATACATCATTCAGGATGAAGTCGAAGTTAACAGTTTTGTTTTCCTCGATATACAGTACAGATCGTTTCACGCTATTGTTTGGAAACAAAACCTCATCGTCCGTAAAACGAATAAGGTCGTGTTTTCCCCAATGAGGCCGACGAACGAAACGTCCACATCTCATCGCTTCCACTGCTTTAGCCCATGTCATGATTTGACCTTCGCCTTCTGTCCTTCCACTCTACACCTGGCGTTATAGTCACTCATTACAGATAGACTTTTTGCTAAATATATGCGAGTGTAGCGTCCAAACAATGGCCACTGTTCGTTGATTTCTTTCCATGCCATTGAATGCCACTGATGCAATGGAATCCTGTCCTTCATGTCATGACAAGCGGTACAGCACGGAACAATGTCCGTGCCTCCGTTTCGTTCAGGCATTGGCATGTGATCGCCAGTTACCTTCGCGGAGTGACAGTACATCACTCCGCAGTAGAAGCATTCAGACGTCATGCGTTCGGGTCCTCTTCACCGATTACGAAGTGCGACCCGTTGTGGTAACCAGGTATCGGCTTAGGTGTTGGTGCGAGCTTCTTCAGCGTGGTCTGCTGTGGCGGTCCTGGCTTGATCTGTGGACGTGCCTGTGTCTGTTGTGCAGCTCCATTCCCATCGTCATCCTCATCCGATGCTAGCGACAACAATGCACTGAGGCTGTAGCGTCGACCATACGAGAGTGCGCTGCCGAATCCGTGCGATGTCTGTTGCATCACAGGGACCTGTACGACACCAGCGATCCACTCACCTGAGCTGTGAATGACACGGCTCTCGACCGTGATGCTGATGCTGTGCTCACCGTCGATGGTGTCCAGCACCGACTGCACGACGATGAGACCATTCTTCGCGAGCACTGGTCGCACGACCTCCATGATGGCATCGAGTGATGTGTACTTTGAGCGAAACGCAGGATTCGTTGAATCCTTCGTTATTGGCCTGATCTCAGCCTGGGCCTTGACCAGCGCTGGTGCGATTGCACCGATTGTTTCCGACATTGTCATTTTGTTAACCCCTTGATTCTTAATCCTGCCCGCATCAGTGCGTCTCCAAACATCTGAGACCATGTCATGTTGCGATGCTCGATGATGTCACCAGCGTACGTGTACAGGCGCCAGCGGCGCAGCTCCTCGAGCACGGGTCGCAGTGCAATCACAATCGCTCCCCATTCTTGACGCTGGTCGAGATGCGCCAGGCGCAGCTGGTCGTGTATGACAGCAAGACTGTCATACATCGATGCGCGAATCTGACGTGCCCATTCGACCTGTCGCTGTGATCCAGTCATCACGATGGTGCGTGGTCGAAGCAGGATCTGCATCTGCGTCCAGTGATCGTCAGCTGCTTTTTGTGTGCTGCACATCATGCAGACTCCGAGCGTCGACGCCATGAGGCGCATCTTCGCCTTCATGTCGCCGGTCGTGTATCCAAACGTGTGAGTTTCAGTGTGTCCGCACTTCCACTTCATTTCGATTCGTTCGTCCATTGTCCTGTCCCCTTCGTGTGGTGTCCGCCACATCAACATCCTAGCATAGGTTGACATACAGTGTCAACTATGTGTATAACAGGAACATGATTTACGGACATACACAGATGGATATCGCTACAAAGCTCGGTATTCACAAATCGGTAGTGTGTCGGATGCTCTCCGGCGCTCATGCTGTCAGACATTCGACCGTCAAGCGCCTGGCTGAGGCAATCGGTCGAAGTGAATACGAAGTGCAGCTGTGGATCCTGTGCAAGCGTGCAGGTCAGACTCTCCCGCAATAGACAGAATAGGACTAGGACAAAACAATGGACATCAAACTTTCGTGCATCGTATGCAATCGACAAAACGTCGTGCCTTATGGCCAAGGACATCGCATCTGTGGAATCTGCTCACAGCGTGAGCTCAAGCGCGAGCGGCGCCTACGGACACAGCGCCGCATCCAGATGGTCGGCAGCTTCGTCGTGGTTGTTCTGGCTGTATGGACTGCATGCATGATGGCATCAGACTGGGACACTCCGAACAGTCCAGATCACCGTGCACACCAGGCGATGCAGTCTCGTGACTGACGCCATCACAACCTGGTCACAGTATCGAGGTAGCAGACGCACGAGCACCACTGGACTCCTGACGCCCGAGGAGGAGTTCTTTCTCGGACGCATGGTCCAGGCTGGCACTGATAAAGACAAAGACAAAGCGACCGCTGAGTTCGTCAATCACAACGTCCGCATGGTCAGCGCTATCGCCAAGAAGTTTCGTGGTCGTGGATGCGAACATGAAGATATGATCACCGATGGCATGCTTGGATTGCATCACGCGGTCCAGCGCTATGACCCGTCACTCGGTCATCGCTTCTCGACGTACGCGACCAACTGGGTTCGACAGGCTGTCGGTCGAGGTGTCGAGAGTCGTGGTCGAGACATTCGTCTACCGTCACACGCCATCGCGAAGTTGTCTCACATCAGAGTCTCGCGCCAAGAGTACATCGTCAAGCACGGTGAGACTCCAACACCGGCGGAGCTGCTGGTGTACGTCCGTGAAGTCGTGCACACTTACCCGCGATATCTTCACAAGCAGATTGAATCACTCGACGTCAAGTCGCTGACAGAGATCCTCCAGCACGATGTGAAGCTAGTCTCAAGCATCGATGAGCCTAATGCCTACGGCCAAAGCCGATACGACTTTATGCCATCAGGTGAACCTCCTGTCGGTGACCGTCTAGACAGAGAGATTCTTTACGCGCAGCTGCGGACAGTAATGGAAGTACTGACGGACCGCGAGATTGCATGTCTTCGCTTACGCTTTGGGTTCGACGGTCTGTCGGATGGTCGCTCACTCGAGGACGTCGGAATCCTGATCGGTTACAGTCGCGAGCGGATCAGACAGATCCAGGTGCGCGCAATCGACAAACTACGGGTGGCCGCTGGGGCTGATGTCCTGGCGGAGATATTTGAGAGGATGGAACTTTGAACGAGTCAGAACAGCAGATCGCGTTTTTCAACTGGTGCCGGGTCATGGCGGGAAGTGACCAGCGCCTGGGCACAATCTTCGCGGTGCCGAATGGCGGCTACAGGTCGAAGGCCACAGGTGGCCGAATGAAGTCCGAAGGACTCAAGGCTGGCGTCTGGGACATTTTCATCCCGGTTCAAATGGGACAGCACTGCGGGATGTGGATCGAGATGAAGGCAGGGAAGAACAGTCTCACGCCAGGACAGATCGCATTCCGTGAGTCTGTCGGCGAATCTTACCTCTGGTTTGTTGCCTATTCCTGGGACGAAGCAGTGGAGGCGACGTGTCGATATCTAGGCATCGCGAGTGGCATCAACTAACAGCTGCGCGTTGATCTCATCGGCGAGCTCGATGCTGTGAAGTTCACAGATCAGATACCAGACAGCCTTCAGCAAATCGTCGGTCTTATCTTCGCCAGGTTTAGAACCTGCGCGGAGAAGGTATTTGAGGGCATTTCCTCTTTTGAAGTCGAGACCATAGGCGTCGATGATTTCGATGGGCTGAATCGGTTGTATGCGGTAATGTGTCGGGACCTGCTTGGACATGCAGGGATTATAAGGGGTAAGAATGAATCGTGTATCAGAGGCTGTGACTTTCCTGTCATGGCTGTTTGAGCCGTACTCTGATGGCTTCGTCGAGATCCGAACGATGAATCAGGGAAAAGTGCAGATGCGCTTCTGGGAACTTCCAAGGACGGAAGCAGACTGGACCGGCATCGGCGAAGCCTGTATCCAGTGGAGTGACGCTGGAGATGATGTTTACGTCGGCGTGTTGCCACGCTGGCGAAAAGGAGGACGGGACAATGATGTCCATACTGCTGGTGTACTTTGGTGCGACATCGATGACCTTACTGGTCTGGATCAGGCTGCAACGCTTGAAAGAGTCACAGTCGCGGTTAGATCGGGGAAGGGTCTCCACTGTTACAGGCGACTCAAAACTACTGGTATTGGGACTAAGCCAACAGAACAGCGCGAGTTCGTGCAGCTGCTTGAACGCTGGATGCTCACACTCTCAAAAGCTGCGGACATCAAGTGCAAGAACCCGTCACGAATACTACGAGTCCCTGGAACTCTAAACTGGAAAAACCGTGAGGCGCCTCGATTGGTGGAACTCACGAAGTATCCTCCAGAAGCCTCCAGAATCGTCGAGGAGACACAGACCACGCATCCATGGGGCGATGAGTGGTCACGCCTTCTAGTCACCGCTAAAGCGGGAGACCTCCCAAAGCGTGAGCGGGGCAATTGGAATCTTGGCCAGTACAAACACGGCGACTATCTGCTGTACTGTTTCAACACCACCATCATCGGCATCGAGCAGATGCGAATGATGGGCATGGTAGAACATGCGACCGAGTGTCGTACACTCGTAACCACTGCGCTGGACACGCAGACTTTCTTGGACTAGGACTAAAATGGACGAACTTTCACTGGACGATCTCCGCGCCATGGTGGCCGGAGACATGCAGACGCATGCTCGGATTATCGCTCACGGCGAGCACCACTGGGACAAACTGTTCCAACCTCACCCGTCATCTGGCGGTGCCTTCGGTGGCCGCAATAACGCATTGGTCACACTGCTCGGATTCCTCCGCGCAAAGCGATACACGATCGACATCGCACAGCTGCAAGCGGTCTGGTGGAGTGACACTTATTGTGATCCGCCACTGGACCGCGAGGTCATCCTCGAGACCGTTGGTCGCTTCTGGGCACAATGGGCAGCAGGGACCGTGCCTGATGATCTGCCTGGTGGTCAGACTCTCGCTCCCTGGGAGGTCTGGGACTGGACACGGATGGAGACAGAGGAGGAGAAGCTCGGGAAACAGTCCTGGCTGATTCCTAACATCCTGTCGACTGGTGGACTGCACTATATTTCGTCACCTCCAGGCAGTGGGAAAACGTGGGTGATGTGCGATCTCATTCGCGCCTGTTGCTTTGGTGGCAAGTGGCTCAATGAGTTTGAGATTCCGCAGACGAAGGTTCTCTACCTCGATGAGGAGATGGGCGTCCAGAAGGTGTTAGAACGCCTGAGGAAGCTCGGAATGCGCTCGGCTGAGGGAATGGGCTACCTCAACCGTGTAGGCATCAGGTTCGACCAGCCGCTTGATGTCGAGAGGATTGTCAAGCATTGCCAGTCGCAGGGTATTGGTCTGGTGCTCATTGACTCTCTGGTGCGTGTGCATGGCCTGGACGAAAATGACAACAGTCAGATGCGTCGACTCTACGATTCGTTTAAGAAGTTGCTGGATGTCGGCATCACTGTCCTGATTGCTCACCACAATCGCAAGGGTGGCACTGACTCGACCGTCAAGCACGAGGGTATGCGCGGCGCGGCGGAGATTGTTGCAGCTGCTGACATGGCATACAGCGTCGAAAAACAGGCGAATGGTTTGTACAGAATGTTTGTGACTAAGGGCCGATTGATCAGTGATGAGGACGCCATCGATGTGACGTTTGAAATTCGCGATGAGGATGGCTTGACACAGGTGCGAACGCTTGACGCTGGCGCCAGGAGCGAGGTCATTACACAAGAGATCCGGTCGAAGCTCATTGAGCTCATCAGTGGCGAGCCAGGCATCACGCAGACACGTCTCGCTGAGCTGTGTGGCAGTAGGAAATCAGTCGTGGCGGCTACACTTGCAGACCTTGAATCAAGTCGCATTGTTACTTTTGACAAGGGTCCAAAGAACTCGAAAATGTACCGTCCGACAGGTCTGCTTTAGGCATTTTCTGTTGTTCCCGCTGTTGTTCCCGTGCTGTTCCCCCTTAAGTATCAGAAAACGGGAACAACAGAAGAAAAACCCCCCTTTGGAAACCCCCCCTGCGAGCATGTAAGTGTGCTCGCTTAGGGGTCTTAAGTTGAAACTGCTCCTGCGGGCCGGGCGCTTACGCTGGCCCACAGGAACAGCGTCAACTTTATTTTTTGACAGATGGTTTGATGTCTGGTAATGTCAACTTGGCAGTGCTGGTGGAATAACCTTTTGGATTGGTCACTGATCCAGCACTGTCAACTGAGCGGCCTTATGGCCGAAGGAGATTATAAAATGGGTTTCTTTTCATCTGCCACGTTCAGCGATGGCAGCTCACAGTTTGAAGCAGCCGTCGCAGGATCTTACGTCTGCCGCCTGGCTAATGTCGAATCAATCGACCGACCATCCTACGATGATCCGAATGTCATGCTTCCGAACTTCAAGTTTACATTCGAGACCACTGAGTATGGCGACAGCAACAGCAACGCTTTTCGCTTTGTCAAGTTTACGCGACAGGGCTATGGCTCCGATAAGGCAGCTTTGACTATCCTGCTTGATGGCATGCTCGGACGGCGCTTGACTTCAAGCGAGTTTCACAACCTCGACATCGATTCGCTCCTGGCTAAGGAGTGGATGGTCACTGTCGATGCGAAGCTCAATACACGCGGTTACAACACGAACGCCATCATCAGCGTCTCTCCTGTCACTGCAAAGAAAAAGCTCACGAAGATCGCGCAGCCTGTCATCAAGACTGATGACATATCCGATCCATTCGGCGAGGACGCCAGCGAGTAAACATTACGTTTGCCACTCGCTGTCGCACCAGACACATCATCAGGGGTGTGTCTGGTGTTTTACTTTCATAGGGGTATGAAAATGTACAAACCAGAACAAAAAGCAGAGATGCTATCGAAGGTATTGGAACTGATGGCTGAAGGACACAGCATCAGCAAGTCAGCTGCACTCATCGGAGAGCCACGCGCAATCATATCTAGATGGCTCAATCAAGCAGGTCAGGGTGGAGAATCAACACCACGCGACATTGTGTATACGCTAAAGGAAAAGAGAGAAATCGTTTCCAAAGTCGCAGACATGGTTGTTCAAGGGATAGATCGTCGCGATGCCATTGAAACACATGGCATCGATTCACGACGCTTCAATAAGTGGTTATCAACTGAGCCATCACTTCGAGTCGATTATTTCTTGATCTGCGGAAAAGGTGTGAACACAGGTTATACACGAAAGACGTTTGATGTCATTATGGAATCCATTCGCGGTGGCACATCTGTGCAGCGTGATGGTGCTCGCTGGAAACTTAGACTCGTCGAAGGTGCACTCATGCGCTACGAACTCGATGGTGCAGGTGTTTGGCTATGCAAGGGGTTTGCTACATTGTCGGGAACCGATGTCCTGGCGCGAGATTGGACGGTTATAGAATGAAGTTTTCAGAAGTTGTTCAACACTTGATGCATGGCAAACCGATCACACGCGCATGCTTCGATCATGATGTGTACATTCGATATTCCGATTTGTACGAAGCTTTCGTCATGCATACCGGACCTGAGTCGAAGACTCTACAAGGTCTCACACTCGATCCTGAGTCGCTGTTCGCGACTGACTGGATGTACGGTGACGATCACCCGGTCAAGGATGAGATCACATGGACACGGACCACATTATAAGGACCATCATGGCCAAGCCATGGTTAAACACCTACAGTCTGCTCAAGGCCATCGGAGCAACCGGCGACCAGGTCGACGAAGCATGGCGCGACTACCGTCGCAAGTACATGCGGAGTCAGCGGTGGCAGGACATCAGGACGAAGGCGCTCGAACGCAGCTGTAGAACATGCGAGCAATGTGGCCGTCGACAGGATGACGGCTACAAACTCGATGTGCATCACATCACCTACATCAGACTCGGTGGTGAGCTGATGGAAGATGTTCAGGTGTTGTGCTACTTATGCCACGGACAGCTGCACTACAGGCGCAGAGTGCGCCAAGATGAGCCAGAATAGAAACATGGCACGTCCAAATATCTACGACGAAGAAACAATCGCACGGGTCGAAGCTGCTTTGATGGCAGGTCAGACACCGACGATTGTTTCTCGGCTTCATGGTTTACCACGAACAACCATCATCACGATTCGTGATCGCATGTCATCAAGTGTCCGAAACTTACAACCAGTTTCCGACGCGTCGGAAACTGTGACGACTGCGAAGGTTCACGCTGTATCGCTTGATGACCTGCTGGCGTCAGTCCTCGAGGACAACCTCAAAGCACTTCAGGTCATCGCCAGGACGACACAAAGCGAGAGGTATGTTAATGGCCAATCAGCTGCACAGATTGCAACTCTCTACGAAAAGATTGCAACTTTCTCGGTTCAACTTCTCTCCGCAGCCAGCGAAGGCGCAAACGAAGACTAGCGCGCAGACAGCTCTCTGTTACCTTGACTACCTTCGAGAGACTCTTCCGAATGGCTGGTCGTTTACTGCTCGGCATCTCATCGCCATCGCTTCACACCTTGACGCTGTCGAGCGTGGCGAGATCGATAGACTCGCGATCCACATGCCGCCACGCCACGGTAAAACAGAGACAGTCACGGTCCGCTATGGCGCCTATTGCATCGAGCGAGATCCAAGCGCGAACGTGCTGGTCACTGGCTACAATGAGCGCATCGCGAGACGCTTCAGCCGTAAGTCCAGACAGATCGTTTCGTCCAGGACTAAACTCTCGAAGGACAACGCTGCACAGGATGAGTGGTCACTGCCAGAGGGGGGAACCTTCATGGCGCGCGGTGTAGGCAGTCCTCCAACTGGTGTCGGCTTCAAACGCATCATTATCGATGACCCGATCAGGAGTCGAGAGGATGCTGAATCCTCTCTCTATCGTGACAAAGCATGGGACTGGTACACGGACGACCTTTACACGAGGCTCGAACCGAAGGGCGCACTTATCATCGTCTCGACCAGGTGGCATCATGACGACATCACGGCTCGCGCAATTTCATCGGAGCCTCACCGATGGACAGTGCTCAACCTGCCAGCGATAGCTGAAGAGAAGGACCAGATCGGTCGCCAACCTGGCGAAGCTTTGTGGCCAGAGAGATACGACGTGAAGGAACTCGGACGCATCAAGGAGGTCATGGTCGCGAACAGTGGTGACTATGGATGGTCTGCTCTCTACCAGCAACATCCGACACCTCGCGAGGGAAGTTTCTTCAAGAGCGACCGGATCACTATTGAGCATGCAACACCGAACATCGCGAAGATGTCTCGCGCCTGGGAC